AGCCACTCGCCGAGGTTGACGGAGTGCACGTGGGGTGTCATTGCACCGCGGCACGCGCTGACGGTTACGTCGTAGAGGTTCATGATGTGTGTCTGTTTGATTTGACTCGGCAATGTTACAGCACGTTCCACATCCCTGCAAATTTTCTGCAAACTTTTTTATAGGACATGCCAAAAGAAAGGGCCCCAGCGTTCTGAGGCCCCAACCAAATCAAATCAAACAGAATCGCCTGCGTAGTGTGTGCGTACTACTCCGCGAAAGATAGGCATAAAGGCGTCACAGCCACAGCACAGAGTGCAACAGCTGGCCAGCTCATGCCGTTGGTCATGATGTCGCTGCAAGCTGTCAAGGCAATGACGCCGCCCACCGTCCGCTTCGCCGACCATCGGCGCAGGTCGCCTTTGGTCTTGAATACCTCAGTGACGTCAAATTTGCCCAGCAGCTTGAGCAATGCCGAGGCGGCCGGGTTCACGGCTTTGGCGTGGGCGTCTTGCCCACCACCACCGCCATCAGAATCCGCTTCAGGATGTCCACCACCGTGTCGTCCTTCGTGGTTGAGGTGAGGGCCGTGACTGTGCCCATTAAGCCTATCAGGGCCAGCGCCAGCTCGGCCCAATTGTCTGCGAAAAAATCCCACATTGTATGGTGTTGGTTAGTGTGCTTCGGTGAAGGTAGTGATTGGCTTAACTGTCTCCTTTCGGTTAATCATCACGCGGTTGAGCTTCACGTCCATCCACCACCCGCCGAGGCGTGGCTGTGCAAAGCCCTTCTCCACCTCCCACCCGGCGAAGCGGTCCAGCATCTTGTAGCTGCCGAGCTTCACGTGGTGCACGGTCTCCTCGCGCAGTGCCATGTGCTGACCGATGCGCTCCACCGTCATAGGTACGTGCCACTTTTGGTGGGTGTGTCCGCTCACGATGACGTCGGCATCCGGCCACTCCTTCTGGTCCAGGTCGACGTTGAGGACGCCCTTGGAGCGTGGCGCGTTGCCTCCATAGCCGTGATGGAAGTGCATCAGCATCGGGACGAAGCTGGCGTTCTCGTACCTGGTCATTTGGATTTTAATCCACCCGCTGTAGCTGCCTGGGGAAACTATGCCGCCCATGCCTTGGCACAGCCGGTCGATGGGTGAGGTGCTCAGGCGCTTCTCGATGTTGGTCTCGTGGTTGCCGCGTCCCATAAACAGCCAGCGGTCGGCGTAGGGCTTCAGGAACTCGATGCTGTCGTTGATGACGTCGTCGAGGTAGGTGATGGACTTGTACTCCGGTCGCAGTCCGCTGTAGCTGCGCCGTGGGTCGTACATGCCCTGCATCAGGTCAAACCAGTCCCCAAAACAAAAGACCGCGGCGTCTTTCGCCACGGCCTCGTCGAGGTGCCCCTTGAGCCGGTCGCGGTCGCACTTGACGCTGTCGAAGTGGACGTCGGACAGCAGGAGGAACTTGGCCGGCCCGTCCGCGACGGTGCGGGTGTAGGCCGTCGACCACGTGGTCGGTCCGTGCTGCTTCAGCTTAGTATGTCCAGATGACCTCTTCGGGGAGGCTGGGGTCGTTGTCGACATGAATGAAGGTGTTGGCCACGCCGATGCGGTTGAAGCCCACCTTGATGAGCGCCTGCAGGATGGCGTAGCGTGTACGACTGTCGGGCGCGTGGATGTCCGCTGCAAAGCCGCGCAGGTGCGCACTGTTCTTGGCGGTCTTGAAGCCTCGTTTGGTTAGGCTGTTGTGGTGGGCTTGGGTGCGGTAGCCGCTGTTCACCTTAAAGGGAACCCCGGCGATGTGGCGGGCCTCGTCGAGCAGGGCGAGGAACTCCTTGTCCATCTTGGCGCCTGAGCCGGGCGCGTCGGGGCTGTCGAATTCGGACAGTTGGAAGTATCTCATGCGGTGGTTGTACCAGTTCAACGCTCCAGGCGAGCCACCAGCTGCGCGAGCGTGAGCTCAATTTTATGGATGCTTTCGACTATCTCCTTCAGCTGCCTGCGTGTCTCTCCGTCGTTGAGCTCGAGCTGTATGACGCGGGACTTGAGGCGTGCCAGCTCGTTGCTCATCTTGACGTATACGCCTACGACGGCGCCCAGTGCAGCAAGTAGGGAGTACAGTGCTTGTATGTCCATGGCGGCGAATATACTGCAGGTGAATTACCTGCCCTGTCCTTTGTACGGCTTGCGCCAGTTCTTCCCGCGCTTGTGCGTGCCCTGCTTTGTCTTGGCGTGTACGCCGGGCCTGCTCACCTGCCGCTCGATGCGGACGGGCTGCGCCTGTGCTTTAGCCTTGGCCAAGGTTGGGGTCGTTGTTTTGCCACTCGTCGGTCTTGCTCAAAGCAGCGGCCTCGTCGCGCGTCAGCACCCCGGTCTTGTCGGTTGGTTCCTGTTTGTACTCGAGCATAAACTCAGTACTTGCAAGGTTCCATAACAGCGTCTGCTTAAATAGATGCCACGGAACACTTGGAAGTTCCGCAAGGGTGTACAGGTGGTACCAATATTCGTTCATAGCCCGTAGTTTGTTTTGGTACTGTTGTAGTTGTTGCTGATTTCAGTAGCGGTTAATGGTCGGTTGTATTGCAAGATTTCACCTAGCCGGATGTTGTTAAAACGTATCATAGAACCGTCAAGGTTTACAGCTCCAAAGAATGGCCTCCTATAGTTCAAATCATCCCAGCTCCTTCCGCTGCTTAGTGTATGGTCTTCGGTGGTTACTTCGCTGCCGTTTTTGTAAATCTTAAACGTTGCAGTTGTCGCTGTGTTGTAGATGAACGTGGTAGTAATTTGCGTCCAGGTCCCCGTCGGGACAGTTTCTGCGTATGTCGTTCTCCTGTCAATAAGTGGGGCGCCTGAGTATACCGAGAAACAATATCCCGCGCCCGTTCCTGTTCCTGCGTCTGTATTACGGTGGTCAAATGCTGAGTATTTCAAATTCACACCTGATGGACTTCCGGAGGTATCAAGATATGTGACAGCAATACCATCAAGAAGCTGGGGAGAGGTAATCCAGTAAATCCAAAAGGACCATGTGTTACCGCTGGTATTCATGTCGAAGATGCTGGTATCGCTGTTTCCCTCCATGTAGTCGTTCACCCCATCAAACTCGAAGTACCTTCGGCCTCCGCTGGTGGTCCATGTCGGGCCAGTTATTGTGATGTTGTAGGCGCTGTTAGATAGGTCTGTCCATGTACCTCCAGAGCCGCTGTAGCTGTCGAGGTTGTACGCGTCGAGGTACAACTTCAGGCCGTCGGTGATAACAGGATACCTGCGCCGCCCGGCGGCTACTGCATTGAGGAACATCATACCAGTGCGCGTTCTCCAGTTAAGGTCCAGACGTTCTCGGCCACCCGTTTAAGCGCCACCACCGAATACCTCGCGAAGGTCTTGAGGGTTTCGCTGCTGTTAATGGTCACGCCGCTGGCACCGACAAATGTGATTTGTCCGGTGTTGTTTTGCTCGAAGTAGATTTCCGTGTCTGCTGCCCACGTGACCGAGGCTTGAGTGGGCACGGTGATGGTGACCGCCGTGGTGCTGGTGGTTTGGATGTAGTCGCCTGCATCTCCGAGAACGAGGGTGTACGTGGTGCCGGACTGTGTGCGCACGGTGCTGTAGCTGGCCCCGGTGGTCACAGCGGACCATGAAAGAGTGCCGCTGCCGTCCGTCGTCAGTCGGTCGCCGTTGCTGCCGTCGGTCGCTGGCAGCGTGTACGTCTTGTCCGCGGCGAGGGTGGCCGGAGCTTGCAGGCGGATGTAGTTGGTGCCGTTGTTGGCTGCCTCCTTCAGCTCGAGGTAGGCACCTACGGACGCGGTGGCCGCCGTGGTCATCAGCGACACAAAAGACAGCGTGCCGGAGCCGTTGGTCTGCAGCACTTGTGCGCTGCTTCCGTCGGCAGAAGGCAGAATCCAAGATGTTGACGCGGCCAGTGATGCTGGAGCTTTAAAGCCTACATAGTTCAGGCCATTAGAGCTGGCTTCCCACAGTCGCATGAAGGCTCCTTCTCCGGTATAAACTGACTGAACGTTGACATCGCACATCTTAATAACATCCGGCTCCATGTCGATGACCGTGTCGCTGCCGTTACGGAAGTAGAAATTCTCCCCGTTGAGGTCCACCGTCCGCACTCCGGACAGCGTCACGTTGTCGTCATCCAAGCGCGCGCTGTCGAGCGTGATGGTGTCGGTGGTGGCGTTGGTGGTGATGGTCATGCCACCGGCCGCTGCAAGTGTCAGCGTGTCTGTGGTGCTGTCTGCCACGACGTTCGACTGCGTAGCTACGGCGATAGTGCCGAAGGTGTTAGGCGCCGTCACGCTGTTCGTGATTGTGACCGTGTCCGTCGTCGCATTAGTGGTAATTGTTACCCCCGTTCCTGCAACGAGGGTAAGAGTGTCCCCTGTAGAGTCCGCTTCCACCGTTGTCTGCCCAGCCACCGCCACGTTGCCGAAGGCGTTGGCACCCGTCGCGCTGTTGGTGATGGTCAAGGTGTCCGTGGTGGCATCGGTGGTAAGCGTGATACCGGTGCCCGCTGCAATGGTGAGCGTGTCGGTCGTGCTGTCGGCCACGATGCTCGACTGCCCTGCGACGGCGATGGTCTTGAAGATGTCGCCACCCGCTGCGGGCGCCTCCGGTTCCCAGTTGCCGCTGGTGCTGTTATACGTCAGCACGTTGCCGTTGGCTACGCCGGTGGTGTCTACGTCGGTCAGGGAATCCAGTGCAGCTCCGATAATGCCGTTGTTGTTCTCCACCCACGACATCATCCAGTTCAAGTCGGTGTCGCTGCTGGTGGCGTAAAGCTTGTCTCCGGCCTCCAGCGGCAGCACGTCGTACAGCATGTCCGTGCTTACGTCCTGGCTTGTCACTGTCACCCGCTTGATAAGCTCCTCGGCGCCGCCGCTCTTCTTTATTTTCAGCGTGCCAGTGGCGCTGGGGCTGGTCTTGTCGCAGTTCACGATGATGGACTTCACCAGCGTGGTGGACGCCGATGCCTCGAACAGCACCTGCGACGTGTTAGTCGTGCTGTTGCTGAAGTTCTTGACTTTATAGTTGTTTGCCATTATCGGACCTTAGTAAAGGATAGCGGTAAAAATATGGTATTCAGCTCCGCGTCATCGGAGGCGACACTGATGTCAGACGACAGGCTTGCCCCTTGCAGGTTGCTGCTTATTTGCGCCTGCAGTGATTTATTCCCGCCGTCGTTAGTCAGGTTTTGAAACCTTGGACCTTTACGGATGCGCTCATCTACTGCGACAGTGATGTCGCCGTCCGCCGCGTGCAACTCGTAAAGCTCAAGGTCTTGCAGTCGCTCCTTCGCGTAGTAGTTCAGTGTGTATGGCGCATACCTGCGGCCGTCGTACGTAAAGGTGCTGTACATCTGTGGCACCGTTAGCTGCACCGGCAGATATGCCTGGCCGCTCTGCCGGAGGCGTGGCGTATTCTGTCCGAAAAGAATTTCACGGACTCCTAACTCGTGCAAATCCTGCGTCCCTGATGTAACGACGGAGCTGGTCCACGTTGTTGGGTCGTCCCACGTGGTGCTGCCTGTCTTTACTTCAATACGTCCTATTGCAATGGTTTCAAATGCATCCCCAAGGATGACGCGCTCCTGCTCTAGTACGGCAGTGTTGGCATTTGAGCTGGTCGCGCTATATGCCACGGCGTCCTCTGCTTCTCCGCTGTAGCGCAGGATGACGTAGGTGTTGGGCTGTGCGGCGTTGGTCTGGTCCGTATTTACCCCGGCGTCTAACTCAAGCACGTCAAAATAGACGGTCACCTCAATACCAGACAGGTCGGTCGGTAGTGGTGGGAGGTCAATCTGAAAAAACTGCGCGTCGCCGATGTTGTCAGTAGCAGCGCTCTGCGGCGCACCGCTAATGGTAAACCTGTCGGACGCGTTGGTGGTCCATGACGCAGTTTGTGGAGATGGATACGTGTAAGAAACTGCCTCCCCAAATGGTGGGAGGTAGGCTGTCGCCGCTGTGTTTGTAACGGTATTTTTTAGGTACCTATTACCACATTTGACTTTGAGTTTGATGCGGCGCTGAAAGCGGTAGTTGTTTTCGCCAGGATAGTCGCTGTCCTCGTTCCACACGTTATGCAGGAGCAGCTGGAAAACCTGGCCGTTCGCATAATCAAATTCATTAAGGACTACGGTGGTTGTGCCGTGGTCGGCTGGTCCATAGTTGGCAACAAAGGCCGGGCCTGCGTTGTTGTGTTCAAATAAACGCCGCACCTTCTTCAGCGGAAGCTGGTACCCATACTGCCAGCCGCGGAGCTTTTTGATACCGACGCCAATGTCGATATTTGTGCTGACGTTTGAAGCACTCAAATAGTCGCCCTGCTTGTCGTATGCCAATGCGGAAAGCGTAGCACTTGCCACCTGCTTGCCTACAGGCGTAAACCAGAATGTGCCGTTGGCCTGATAGATGCGCGCCCCCAGGCTGATAGCAAACTGTGCCAGGACGAAAGCAGTATCATAATAGTTTTTCTGGTCTGCATCCTCCTCGTAATTGTAAAAGGTTGCATGCGTCACGCGCAAGTTGCTGTAGTAGTCCCCCGTTGTGATGTTGCCAGGCGTGTAGCTTGCCACAGCCCGCAGGAATGGCGTGTCATTAGCCCACAGCGAAGTGGTACGCAGCTTCGACAACGCCAGGGTCAGGTGCTTAATAAAGGTGTAACCGAAGCCAGCGTTGGTGTATGGCGAGCCGTTGTCGTTGTACAGTATATCCTTGAGGTTGGCCAAGTCGTCCGTCGCACGGATGCGGTTTTCGATAGGATACGCTTGGTCTGCCAGCATGAGCTGCTCGGCAAGAATCACGCCGCCCCAATAGAACGTGTCTACACCATCAGGGTCAAAGCGCACGCTTACTAAATAGCGGCCTTCAGGCGCAATAATTAAATCGGAAAGGAAATCGCTGTGATTACTGTTCTGCTCAATTAACGTGAACTCGAGAAAGCTGCCGATGATAGGCTCGTACCTGGTCTCTACGTTTCCTTCATAGTTTAAGACAAAGCCGTCGGCACCTATAGTAAAAGGAATGACAGCACCCGTGTAGGTGTCGTCATGGATGTTAACCTGATAGGTCAATCCGAGGTTGTCGCTGAATTCGGACTGCAGACGAATGGCCATTAGTATTTGGTGCGGTTACGGTTGAACGTGGTGCGCTCGTTGCTGATGACGAGGTCGCGCCCTTGTAGTCGGCCTGTGACGGTTACGTTGGCGTTGCTCTGCCCGGCTCCTGCCATCTGCAGGAACTCGCCCATGCGCTCGAAGGGGATGATGGCCTCCTTGCCGCTCCGGTTGTCCCCCACCATGGCGAGCGTCGGGCCGGTGACCAATCCACCCTGCGCAAAGGCAGGCACCCCACCGCCAGCGCTTTGACTTAGGCGGGTGCGGGCGTAGGAGCCGAGCGCTACGAGGGCGATACCTGCGGCAACGGCGAGGACGGGGTTGAGCGACTGCAGCGCCTTCTTGATGCCTTCAACGGAGATACCTACACCGATGGCAATCTTTCCCACCTGCACGGCGAGGTCGGCGAGGGTGCCGAGCACCATGCGCCCGAGGCCCTGCATGCCGTCGCCCGTAGCCATGGCCGTGCCGAGCATCTCGCCGAAGTTGTAGGCCATGCTTTCGGCTGCCTGCTCGACGGCTTGACTAACGGCATAGTTAAACTCTACGGCTGCGTTGCGAGCGCGCATAAATGCAGCAACATATCTGTCGGCCCCTTCGATAGCCTCCTCAGGAATGAGCTCGTCCTGCATCTCCAAATCCATGAGGTTCATCATGAATGGAGCTTCAGGTGCTTTGCCTAACAAAGCTTCCGCTACCGAAGGCCCTTCGCCGAGGTCGCGAAGGGTCAGCAGCGTGTCATTCATCTCTGCGTTGAGGTCTTCGATGGCCTTCTGTTGGGCCATGTAGGCAGCTGTTTCTCGCTTAAACACATCAAGCGCAGTTTCCCGAGCTGTAGTGTTTTTGTTTGTTGCTGTTGTGTTTTCGTTTGTTGCTTGCGTCTGTCGCTTACTCTCTTTTATCTCATTGCGTATGCCTTGAGCCTGTTTGGCTAATTCGTCTCTACGCCGGTCAAGGGCTTCAATTTGCTTGGCGTATTCAACAGTAAGAGGCTTTTCCGCGGCTGTGGCGGCCGCTGCTCCCGCACTCAAGGCGACGGTTCCCTTGCGCAGCCTTTCCTGCTCAGCTGCTAATAAATCCGTTACAACAGCGCGCTGCTTAATTGTTTTGTTGAGCTCGGTCTGAACAATGTTGTACTTGTCTTCAAGGCTTTTACCTTCTAATTGCGCATCAAATTTGGCTTTCGCTTCCGCTGCTAACTCCGTCTCGGTTTTGTAGTTAAGCATCGCAAGGGTCAGCACGGCAAGAGCCGCAGCAGCAGCGACGTAGGGGTTGGCCAAGGTGGCCAAATTCATTTGGATTTGCGCAGCCTTAGCCGCTATCAGCGCGCCTTTGATGGTGGTGTAGGAATTAATCAGAGCACCCACCGCAATAAGGGTAGGGCCAAGTGCAGCGAGCAACCCACCAATCACGAGCACCGTTGTCTTTGTCGCGTCGCTCCAGCCTTTGATAGCATCCACCGCTTCACGTACATACCGAACGAGCGGCCTGATAGCATCGTTAATGATGACGCCAAAGTCCTCTGACAGGTTGCCGATTTCGTTGGCCAGCTGCGTGTAGGGGTCGACGTTGGCCGCTGCCTCCGCTGCTCCTCCGAACTGGGTCTCCAGCTCACCCAGGATGATAGCCTGCGCACCGGCCACGTCGCCGCTTTCCGTGAGCGTGGTGATGAGTTCCTTCTGCTCTGCGGTGAACTGCACCCCGGCGCGGCCAAGGGCCGTCACGCCTTTGATAGGGTCGTTCAAAGCCTTGCCTACCTGCACCGAAGCACTCGTCAAGTCCGTGCCCAAACGGGTCGACAGGTTGAGGATAGCCACCTGCGCCTTGTCAAACTGGGTGCCAGTGACGTTGGTAAAGGTGAGCAGGTTGGCCGTGACCTCCTTGAGGATTTGGTCGTCGTCGTACAGGCTAATACGCTGCAAGCCTTCGGCCATCGCTTCTAAGTCAGCAACGGATTTGCCTGCAGCTCCGCCCGTCGACTTGACGGCAGCCTCCACCTGTGCGATAGCCTTGGCGCTGTCGACGGCGTTCTTGGTGGCGAGCGCCCCAAACGCCACGATGGGTGCAGTCAAGCCGAGCGACAGCGACTGGCCCAGCCCGTTCAGGTCGTCGGCCGTGCTGCGCAAGCGCTTCGCTACACCCTGCAGAGCTTTGTCCAGCTCCTTGGTGTCGGCGCCGAAAATGATATTAAGTACCGCGTTTTTCTTGGCCATGCTTCATAGTTTTTCCCATGCGGCCAAACAGGTCGGCCATCTTGGGGGTAATCTTCGGAGGTGGCGTGGCCCTGCGACGCTGCGAAGCGTACGGGTTAAAGTCGTTCCAGTCATACGGCCGTGAATTCTTTCCGCGGTGGATGTTGGCCTGCATGGCCATCATCGCCGAGGTCCGCATCCACGCCAGCTCATCGCTGTGCTCGTATGTGCGTAGCATTACCATCACCTCCCCGAAGGTACTACACCAGAAGTCGGGCGGCTTGAGGCCGCGGCGCAGAGCTTCGACGTACAGGGCTCGAAGCGTTAGCTCTTCTGCTGGCCCCGAGCCGTCGCTTTTTTTGGCGCGTCAAGAGCCATGGCCAGGCCCACCTTCTCGGTGATTTCTGACCAGTCGGTAGAGCCGAACAGCACGCTGAACTTCTCGAAGGTGATAGGCAGCTCGCTGTCGTTTAAGACAGCAGCGGTCCGCACCCCAGCCCAAATAAAGAGCGGCAGGAACTTGAGAGGCTTCTCGGCCAGCGCCTGCTGGAAGCCTGTGAGGTTCAGGTCGTGCTCCTCGCAGACGAGGTTCACGGCGTGGAGGTTCAGGAAACACGGAAGCTCGAGGTCGCCCCCGAGCTTCACGTCGAATTGTCCGCGGAGCGTGTTAGTCATGCCCCGAAGTTACAGCGACTTAGTCGTTGTTGTTCGTGAATGCCACGTTCGCGTCGTCGATGATGGACTTAGTGATAGAGCCGTCGCCTTCAAACTGCACCGCGTAGGTGGCCACCTCGTTCAATCCGGCGGTCTCCTCGTAGCTGGTGATGTAGGCGTCGCCCCACAGCATGACGTCACCGTCTACGCCCGTGGTCCATGCGATACGCACCTTGGTCTTTGCCTTCCAAATGTCGAACAGCTCAATGGCCGACTTGCTGCCTGCTGCCGTGCTGTAGTCGATGAGACCGTCGCAAGACATAGACCACGACAGGGCGCTGGTCAGGATTTCGCGCTGGCCGTCGTTGTCTTTGGTCGTTGCGTCAATGACTTCCATAGAGCCTGAGAACGAGCCGGAGGTCGCGCAGGCGATGAGCTCGAAGTCGTCGTCTTCCGTAGCTCCGTCTCCAAAGTTGGGGCCTACGTAGGTGAGCCCTGCGTCCGGGAGGGCGGTGTTGGAGATGTACACGCCGATGGCGTTAGAGCGGATTTTTCCAGTAGTTGCCATAATGGTTCAGATTTTTGGTGAAGATAGGGAGTGTCAATTATTTGCTTTTGCGCTGTACGACGTACCACTCGCCAAGATGGCAGAGCAGCGTGATGCCGTCGTAGTCGCGGTCCATGGTGGCCGATGCGGCTCCGTCGATGGTGCTGCCGTCGTTAGGGTTTGGCTCGAGTACAAAGGTGCGCTGATTGCTGAGGTTGGAGCCTGTCTTTACGCGCAGGACGCGGCCTTCATTTACAGCCACAGAAGGCAGGCGCAGCGTGGCCGTCTTTGTGTCGCGGGCTTCTGCATAGTTGGCAAAGATGCAGTAGTCGGCGGTGCCTACGGTGTAGGTGGTATTATGCTCCAGCTCAATGTCGCGCACTTGATAGTATAGCGCGCCGCGGATTTCAAGGTCGTTACCTACCGCCGCGCTGGTGGGCACGCTCACCTCGGAGCGGTTCAGCGCCACCTCGAACTGCATCGTAATTGTGAACAAGTCGTCCGCCTCGAAGATGTCCGTGGCCTGCGTGACAAAACGCAGGCTGCTGATGTCTCCGCCCGTGTAGCCATCGAGCGCCAAACGCACCACCTCGCCCAGGTCGTAGCATGCCTTAGGGGTTTCAGCTATAGCCGTCACCTGTACGGTATGTTCGTCTACGGTGGCGACCCCGTCGTGTGTGTCGACGGGCGTGGTGTTTGTCAGCTGCACCACTACAGCAGGCACGGCGCTGCCCTGCAAGCGAGCTAGCGGAAAGATGCGGCTGTTGGTGGTGATAGCACCCGTCGCACCGTCCTCAATAAGGATGTCGATAATGTGGTTTATCATTTGAAGCCTTGCCTGTTTTTGAACTTGAGAATGCGGTCGATGGCGATGTCGCGGAACTTGGCTTCAGCCGCATCCTGCGTAGCCGTCCATGCGTCTTCAATAAAGTTGTTTGCCGGCGTGCCGGGGTGCTGGATGCCTGGCACCTTAGGGGTCAGCCACTGCGACAGGCGGTGCACCTTTCCGCTCTCCTCGTTGCGTACGGTAAAGTGTTTGCGGCGTCCGTCCTGCAGTTCGCGGTTGGTGCGCAGCCCTGCCTTTGTGCCTCCGGCAACGAGGTGGGCGTACTTGATAGGGCGCTGCAGCTGTGGCTGGCCGCGGTCCATCCACGCCGGTGCCGGGAGGTAGTAGCTGGTCCTCGGATTGACGCGCAGCACCACGTAGGTGTAACGCTTGTCCTTCCCTTCCACTACTTGAATAGCTTTGGCGAGGTTGCCCGTGCGGGCGCTCGCACGCGCGTTAGCTGCCGCCTGGCGTTTGGTGATACCGAGCGCGGTCTTCATAGGGCCGATGAGTGCCTTGGCGCGGTAGCGCAGCGGCATGCTCATCAGCTCGTCCTCGATGGCCTTCAGCTGGCGCCCGTCAAAGCCGAAGCTGCCGAGCTGCGACTTGATGACCTTGGACCTCGGCCTGATGTCCATCAGTCGCGCAGTTCAGTGATGAGCAGCAGCCCCTCTTTGCGGCCTATCTGCACGATGCCCACGATGTAGTAGTACGTGCTGTCGTGCATGATGCGCATGGTGGTATCGACGTCGGAGCGGTAGCGCACCGTCCACTCCGTACGGTTCAGCTGCACCGATTTCATGACCTCCGTTACTTCGCCGCTGCTCCGGTCGCGGCGCGACGCCCATACCTCCGCCAGCGTCGACCATGTTTCGACAGGGTAGTTCCATGTGTCGCGCGTGGTCACATAGTTCTGAATCTCTACGCGGCGGTCAAGGGTTCCTATCTTCATGGATGCAGCAGGCGGTAGGGTGATAGCAGGGCCTCCACCGCAAAGGGTACGGCGGTGGCGATGGTGCCGGTGACGACCTGCTGGCGGTTCTCGTAGAAGTGTCCCACCAGGATACGGATGGCCTGCAGGATAGGCTTCGGCACGGACGCCTCAGGGTAGCCGATGACGCAGTTCACCTGCACCCGGTTGAGGGCGTCGTCGTACAGGTCCGGCGGACTGACGAAACGGATGCGTGCGATTTGGCTGTTCAGGTCGGAGTAGTAGTAGCTCGCCCCCAGCGTCTGCGTCGTGTTGGCCGTCGACAGGTACGTGATTGAGGTGATGCTCTGCACCGGCCCGACGTTGATGCCCAGCGGCGCCCACGCGTCAGCGTAGGCTATTGCTGCGACGTCGCCGAGGCGGATGCTGCAGTACTGCTCGCACCATGATATAGCTGTTTGT